AGAAAGGTTTGTAGCTTGTACAATAATTTTAGATGCAGTATCTAAAGGAAACTTTGTATAATCAGCAACTTTTAAACTATCTTTATTTGTGTGCTGTGTGTAAGGTAGTATGTAAACTAAATTATTATATTTTTCGTAATCGTTAATTTGCTCGTATTCGTCTTTACCAAAAAATCTATTACTAAACCATACTGCGGTTGCCGCTGATGCAATTTGACCTGCTTTAAAAGCTGATGTTTTTAAACCTTGTTTTTTCATCCCTCTAGCCATGCTTGTTGTAGCAGCCATTCCAGCTTTTAAATAAGGAACAACATTGTCAGCAACTCTAGTACCATAACCTGCCATATTAAAATCTAGATTGCTTCTTGCAGCATGAGTAGCTAATATAGGATTCATGCCATTTCTAAGCGCTCTGTTTCTAATTGCTAATCTAACCCATATTTCGCTTGTCTCTCCTAAAGCTCCAGCGTATTCTTTTAAACTTTCTATTCTTCGCCTCATAACGCCTTTGTTTTTTATAAGCGTTTTATTATTAGCGCCTACAAAATTAAAACGACTTTGTCCTTGATTGCTTAATAAAGATACGCCTCCTCCTTCATACATATAATCAATGTAAGAGCCTGTTTTAAATCTAGCATCATTGAAAGTAGCTATTAAGTCAGAACCCATTTCTGCTGCATATTTTACCATATTAGATGAATAAACATCGCTTCTCATAAAAGTATAGGCAATATCTCGCGCAAAGTTTATTAAAGCAAATTCTGGGTTATAACCTGTTGCCATAGATTTTACTATCTTTGTGCCACTTAACCATTGAAACATATTTGCCCAGTTACCTATTAAAGATGGATTTTGTGCTGTCCATCCTCCGTAAACGTCTGGACTTAAAGAAATCTTTTTAGATACGCCTTTGTCTTTATATTCTATAACTTTCCAATCTGCATCTATTTTATCTCCTTTGTTAATAATCTTAGCAAAACCATTGTCAGGAACCTCATTTATTAGTGATGCTAGTGCTTGATTAGCTCTGTTTTCAAACAATAATGCATATTTTGTATTTAAAGCATCAGCCATTAATACTTTATAATTATTATCTAAAGCACCAGGGTTACCCTTTTTTAAAGCTCTTATAAAATCGTCGTTAACAGTTATAGCTCCGCTTCCTAATGACTTATATTCTCCATTCCATTTTTCTATTTTCTTTTCTATATATGCTTTACGTTGATAATCATACATATTTAATGTTTTGTATTTTTTATCAGTAAATATACCTGCATCATATAGCTCATCTAAATTCTTTTTGTATTGGTCAAATACCATCATAGCACGTTCATGTATTAATGGATTTTCTAATTGCACGCCTTTTAGCCATTGTTGGTATTTAGAAACAGTTGTATATGCATCTTCTACAATATATTTACCATTACTATCTTTTTTGCGTTTTAATGTAACAGGGTCTATATCAAAAGAAATAGAATGCTCATAAACTTGTGCATTTTTAAGTTCTTTTTTTAGTTTTTTAAGTTCTGCGGTAGTTTCAGGTGTTCTTTTTTGTTTTTCTAATTTTTTAATTATAACAGGATGTTGTTCTACTATATTTTTATTTCTTCTATATAACTCTACTTCACGATGTAATTGTATATAATTTTGCATTATATCTACATCTTTTGGAGTTAATCCGTCTTCTACTTTTTTTATTAAATTAACTAATTCAAATTGTGATGCAGAATTAGTTCCTCGTACTAATTCTAAATTAGCTATAGCAAATTCTTTCGCAGCATCCGAAGCATTAGACTGTAAAATTCTTTTTCTTGCAGTCCAGTTTATATCAACTAAAGCTTCCATTGCTTTGTCCCATGTAACTTTATTTTTATCTGCAGCTTTAACATTTAGACGTTGTTGTTTTGCTTGCCATGCTAGCTTAGCATTTACAGCATCTGTTTCTGGTGTCCAAAAAGGATTATTTTTACTAAATCTAAATGGCCCAGCTTCAACTCCTGCTTGTAATTTTCTTCTCATTTTTCCTATAGCTAGCTGTCCGCCTTTACGTACTTTATTCGCTACCCATTGCGCTTGCGCTTTTGTAAGGGGAGGAAAACCTGCTTCTAAATATTCTACAACATTCATTCCTCTGTTTACCATTTCGTTTTGAACTTCTAATAAAAGTTTTTTTGTTCTTTCTAATGAAGCTTCGTAATTACTTCTTCTGCCTCCAGGTAAATCATCTTTTGCTAATTGTTTTTCTAATTCAATAAGTGAATCAACTAGCATACTTTGGTCTTTTGATAATTCAAGTTCTCTACGTTTATCGTATCTTGTTTTTTCTGCTCTTTTAGCTCTTTTAATTTGAGAAGGGGTTGGCTTAGGTGGATTAGGATTTAAAGGTTCGTCTAAAGGTAAAGTTGGATTTGGTTCTGTTTTTTTAGTTTTCTTAGGTTTTGGTGCAGTACCTGAATCTTTAGCAAAATTAATTTCTAATTGCTTTACTTTATCTATTTCATTACGCAAAGTTTTCTTAAATGGTTTAGGAGATTTTCGTAAAGCGTCAACATAAGCAATATCTTCTGGTGTAAAGTTTTTAGAAACTTTAGGGTCTAGTTCGACAACTTTATTTACACCTTCTACGTCATCTAAATATTGTAAAAAACCTTCTGCTCTAGCTAATATATCTATACTTTGCGCTCTAGCTCCTCTAAATTGTCTAGGCATAGCTCGTACGCCAACAGCCCAAGCTGCAGGTGCTACTGGATTTCTCCAAATTTCTTTTAAAGCATCAGCTTGTTCTTTTGACCCAATAGGTGCTGAAGGAGATATTCCAGATGCTTTTATTAATTTTAATGGTTCGTCTATAAATAACATTTGCAACATTCCACCAGTCATCGCAGCAAATTCAGGAAATTTTTCTGGCATAAACACAGCTTCTCCTGCAAGCTTAGTGTATGTAGTCATACCAACAGCCATTTCACTTAAACCCATTACTATATTAGCCATACCTTCTCGTGCGCTATATTGGTCTCCAATATCGTCTCTAAAATGAGTTCTAACCATGTCTTCCCATATATCTAGCCCTGTTTTTTCAGGAGCATTAACTAATCCTCCAAACTGTGCATTGTATATGTTTTTTATAATATCAGCATTATTGGTAGGGTATGCTTCTTCTAAATTAAAACTTGGTTGTTTTTGTCCATTGTATTTTGCCCATCCATTAGTTCTAACATCTGTTGCTATACTTTCAACTTCTTGTTTTGTTAAGCCAAAAGTATTTTCTGTTATATATTCTTTATTTGTTTCGTCTTCTTGTGTTCTTGCAAAAGTTGATTCAGGTGTAGCTTCTATAGAAGGAGTTTTAAATGAAGTAAATAAATCTCTTCCTTGCTGTATATCTTCTTCCATTAAAGTAGAAGGATTATTTTTGAAACTATTAAAATCTAATTGAGATTTACCACCTTTTACTTTTTCTACTTCTGACATTAACAAATTATCTTCGTCTGTTTTGTTTGTAGTTTTACTCTCAGCATAATTGCTTAAATTTGCCATAGTATCTACATACACAGGTTCTAATAATTCGTCTAAAGTTCTTTCTTCACCAACATATTCTCTGTCATATTGTTGCCCATAAATTCTATCTAAAGTATCTAATAAAGGTTTAGCAGTTAGTGGTGCAGTTTCTTTTGTAAGCTCGTAATATTCTTTTGCTGCAGGGCTAAACGCTTGGTCTGGGTTAGCATCAATAAATTGATTAACAAATCTTGTTTGACCTACGTGTCCGCTGTCCCATTTCCAACCCCAAAACATTCCTTCTTTTAATGCTTCTGCTCCAAGTATTTTATAAGGCTCTGTGCTTTCTTCTAAACTACTATCTTTTCCAGTTCCCTTAATTGTTTTACCATCTATTTTAATTACAAAATCTGCCGCAGCACCAAAATTGTGTAGCGATATAGCTGCTTTAGATGCTCCTTTTTCTACATTTTCTGATTGTTCTTGCATACTTCTTATACCACCATCAGCAATAACCTCTATGTTATCAGTATTGTAAAATTTAGATAAAGCATTTTTTGTGTTTAAAGATATTGAGCCTATAGAATTATTAAAAGCAGTCTCATCAAACATTTGTTTTTTAGACTCAGGATTGTTTTCAGGGCTAGATGGTTTGCCTACTAAATCTTCGTATGCTTTTAAAAAAACGCTTTTATTATTTAAAGAACTAGAATTGCGACTAAACTCTATATTTTCCTCAGGTTGTGTTTGTAAAGGTGAGCCTACAAGTTCTTGATATGCTTTTAAATATTTGTTTTGGGTTTGAGTTTGCCCATTTGCCATAATTTATTCTCCTGTAGGGGCGCGCCTGGCATTTAACGCATCAAGAAAGTTTGGTCTTCTTCCTAAAGTTTCTGGAGTTATTGGGTCTGCTATAAATATATTAAAAGCATCTGCAGGATTAGCTCCAAAACTATTTTGTTTATTTTGTACAAAATCAAAAAACTTTTTATAAAATTCTTCCATTTCTTTTTGTGCTTGCGCTGGACTTAGACCAGTAGCTGGCAAAGAATTACCTTCTCTTATAAACTCTTTATATATTTCTGTGTTCTGTAAAGGTTTTAAATCTATTTGACCATAATCTGTAACAACTTGCCCAGTATATGGTCTATTTTGTTTCCTAGAATCATAGGCTAAATTTTGTCTTATATCATTTCTATATAAACTGTTTAATTCTGTATCGTCATCTATTCGAGTTTGCAAGTCTTCTCTTTTATCACCATAAGTTCCTGCTACTATATCTGGATATTTTTGTGTAATATAATTTTCAAGCTTATTAGAACCCTCACGTCTTAAAGTAGTTGATTCGTATATTTCTGCTGCTTCTTCTTTTACTACATCTGGCGTAACATCTAAAGCTTGACGTAATCTTTTTATCCTAGCATCATAATTAGTAATTTTTTCTGCTGAATTAGCTAAGCGCATTGCTTTTTTAAACTTAGGGTCATTTTTATTTGGATATGTATTTTTTATAACTTGCACAACATCAGCATAATTTAAATCTTTATTAACATTACTATCTGTGTTATAATTTTTAATCTTATCTATTGTCTTTTTTAAATAAGTTTGTCCAGACACAGAGTTAGGGTCAATACCTAATTCTTTAAAATTTATATTTATTTCATTTTTAAATACATCTTCTACTCCAAAAGCTTTTGCAGTATTTTTTACGTTCTCTAAATTGTATACAGTTTTATCAGATGGAGCTTTAGGTTTACCTATGCGACCTAACTCTTGCGTTCTTGTATCTGAATATTGACCAGTACTTTCATCAAACTTACCTGTTGTAATAAAAACATTGCCTTCGTCGTCTGTGTATTCTTTAATTTTTTGAAAACCATCTTGTTCACTTTGCGGCGCTCTTGCTTGTCGACGTGTATCTAAATATGACTTTACAGCTTTAAGCGCATCGGCTTGAGCTTGAATATTTTTTATATTAGAAAAACCATTAGCCATTATTAACTATACCTCATCATATCAGTTTCTAGCGTTCTTTTTAGAGCGTCAATTTTTTCATACGCTTCTTTTTCGGACATATCTATTTCTAATCCTTGCTGATTAGCTTGCAATGCTCTTCTATCTGCTACATTTTTGTAATTTTCAAAAAGATTGTTTTTAGCTTGTGCTAGCACAGTATTAAATGCTTGTGGGTTAGCAATATTCATTTTCCCAATAGTATTCTGAGCTGAGTTAAATAAAGAATTATTTTGTCTTAACATTTTATTTATAGCAGATTCGTTTATTAAAGCTGTTTCTTCGTCAGCCATATTTCTTAATTTGTCAAAATAATCCTTAACACCAGAAGCTTTATCCGTTAAGCCTTCAATGCCTTCTTGCAGTTTGTTTCTTATACCTAACATTTTTTTGTTATACGCATCATCATCTTTTTTACCAAATAATCCACCTGTAAGCGCTCCTCCAATTCCACCTATAACTGTACCCATTGGGCCAAAATAACTGCCTAATTTTGCACCAGTTAAAAGTCCTGACGTTGCTCCAGCTTGCGTTGCTCTTGTTGATGCCATTTTAATTCCTTTTTAATCTATTATTGGGTTGAAAAAAAATGCGTTCTATTGTATTTATTGCGTTATTGTTTTGCTCGGTTGTTAGTCGAGGTTTGAAAAAAATTTGTTCTATTTTGTTTGCTAATTCGTTTTGCTTTTTATCATCTTCGCTTAATACGTTTTCCCCCTGTTGAAATCTTTGCATAGATTCTGATGCTAAAAATTTATTAGGCTTTGGGTTTGTATCTCCAAATGTAGGTACAAATCTTCCAAGAGTTTCTCCTGGCTTACCTTTTGGAACTAATCCTTTTATGTTATTAAAAAAATTTGATACAGCTCCTCTATTTATCATATCTTTTGCTTCTTGAGTTGGGTTTCCAGGTCTACCTTCCCAAAATCCAGACATTCCTATTCTTGCATCTGCGCCTTCTTGCCTATAACCTTCTAATGTTTCTGCTTCTTTTGATTCAGGATTTAAACTTCCTTGTATACGTGTTGTTAAATACTCTAAAGCATTTCCAGGATAGCCAGCTTTTTTTGCGTCTCGAAAGTTCATAACTCCTGTGCCTAGGCTTTCAAACAAACCCATTCTACCAACAAGCCTGTTTGTTCTTGCGCTAAGTTCTTGGTCAGCTAAACCTGCTTCTAAATTTATTCTATCTCTTAAAAGCTTAACAGGAGTCCCTAAGCTTCTTTGGTATCTTTGCATTAAATATTTTGACACAGCCATTATACTACCCTTTTTTCTCTGAATACTATACTTACATCATTTAATTCAAATGTTGATGCTGATGTACCAGTTAATTTAAGTTGAAAACTCTTTGCATTGCTAATAATATCCGTTGGTGTTATTGTTAACACATTTTGATTGCTATTTGCTGTTACATTCAATGTTCCAGTATTAAAAGCTGAGCTAGGTGTAGCTCCATCAACTCCATAATACGGCGTTATGTTTTGATTAGTTCCGCCTTTATAGCTAACTATTAGTTTGTATATATTTTTTTTGCTAGCAGGGTTTCCAAAATCTATTTCTTTAGTTATTAATTCAAACAAACTGCTTTCAGTAGAAGATATTGTTTTCTTCTGTAGCTTAACATTTGATGAAGAATTTTCTAAATACACTAATTCTCCATCCCATAAATTTACTATATTACTTATTTCTGTAGAATCTGTACCAAATAAACTACTAGCAAAACTCCATGAACGAGTTACAAAATCAAATATATAAGAATCACCTGAATCTGCCGTATCTCCGTAAGAAGAAACTATAATTAACTGACGTTTTTTAGGAACATACGTTATTATACTACCTTCTTCTGTTCCATGTTCTGTGTAAAAACTAGTCCACTCTGATTCACTTATAAGCCTAACACCATTTTTTTCTAACAAACTAGATATTTGTCTACCATCATAAAAAAATACTCCATATTTGTTACACCATGCTACACCAAATTCTGTCGTACATACTGCTTCTTTTGCTTCAACGCCTCTAAAATCGTGAGAGCTTTCAAGAACCTCATATCTTCCAGCAATATTTAATATGTATAAAGTTCTTTCTTTATACTGTAAAAGTTTATCGCCAAATACTTCTAACGCTGTAATTGATTCTCCATCGTTAATAACAGCGTCTACTACATTTTGTAATGGAAAAGTATCGAATTGATTTACTGGACTTTTTACAATTCTATCTGCAAAAACTCTTTTCTTACCTACAACGTCTTTCATTTTTACATTACCTATGTACGCTCTTCTATTCGCAATAACTGCAGTTTTAAATTCTGCGGTAAGAGACGGAGATTCTTGCGATATGCCCGAATTTGATTCATAGGTAATAATAGGTACGTCTTTACTAATTTCTCCCGTTAATTGGTACAAATGCGCTGAATTAGAGCTATTGTAGGCACTAGATTGCTTTACTGAATCAAGAGGTCTTTGTATTGTGCTGTTAATTAAGTCTATTGTGCCATGTAACAACCACTCTGAGTCTGATTCTTTTTTCATGTAAATATTTACGCCAGTAATTCTATGATTCCAATTACGCGTGTATTTAACGCTTACATTTGTATATGGTGCTTTTGTTAAAGTAACAACATCCTCTGTTCCTGCTAAAAGTTGTTGAACTAAAGACTCTTGATTTCCGTCATAAATAAAAGTAGCACCTACATTCCAATCTCCAGCCCAATCATCAGAAGATGTAGCAGAATCGCCAACAGCAATTCCAATAGAATTAGCTAAAGAAGAAAAGACCTCATCTCCTGTTCCCCCTCCATGAAAAGTTATGGAATCAATAGTTAAAGTACCATATCCACTACCAGATACAGATAATTGTCTTAAACTATATTTAGCATCGTTAACATTTATAGGAAAATCTGTTGCGCCCCAGTTAAAAGATAAATTTACTTGAGTTACAGTTTCATTTTCTCCATCACCTAATTTAGTGTTGCTTAATGTAAATGTTTGATATTGATAACCAGTAGATTGAAACGCATCGCTAGATTTCTGACCTATTCTAAATACTCCATTTATTGACCATGTTGAACCTAAGCTAGCACCAGTTGTTATTATTCTTACTGATACCCTAGAAACATAATCGCCTCCCATTCCTGAACTTGCAGACAAATTAGCTTGGCTTTTTTCTGTATTTGTATCTCCGCTAGATGTGCTAACATTGTTAGAGTTAGAAGTATAGCTAGTATCATTATTAGTTCCAGTAACGGCTATATTATCTCCAAAAGTTTTTGATGATGGAGCTGAGCTTATAGCTGTTCCTATAGCAAAATTATAAGATGTTAATTTTTTAGGTTCTGAATCTTCTGAAACCCATGTATTTATTGTTCTTTCAAAATTTGTTCCTGTAAACAACGTTCTTTCTATATATCCATACCATCTATTGTTGTTAATAGTAGAACTAAATGAAGAATCACTAACCCTTAAAATTCCATCAGCACTATAAAACGATGGTTCAATATTCGTGTTAGCTAAAAATTTTATAACTGCCTGAGCTGCGTTTCCATTATTTAAAGATTTAACATAAACGCCACCTGTACTTGAGTCTTTTTTTGATATACATAAATAAGTATCTCCTGTAGATTGCCCAGGATTAGATGCGTTATTTAAGTTGTATATATGGTATTCGTCATTTTGAGCATAAGTCGCACTATTCGATAATGTTCCAGTAAGCAGACCTGCACTACCGCTATCAGAAGTGTCTGTAATAGTAGCAAATTCATCTTGTGTCGTGTTCCATACAGTTGCGCCATTTAATACATCATTAACAAATCTATTGTTAGAATCTGTTAATGTTGAGCCTGCTGTTGCTGTGTGCGTACCTTTTGTTAATATTTCTCCTCCTGTGTAATCAGAGCTAAACAAAAACAAACCTTTACCATAAGGTATTTTGTTTTCTTCTATTGTAGCTCTATCGCCACTACTTGACGTTACACTACCTCCGCTATAAGTATTTAAAGTTGCTTGTCCGTACTGTAATGCTTTAATTGAGCCTAAAGTATCGACACTACCATTTTTTATAGATACAACTTCATTGTCTTGTATATCGCGCGGATTAGAATCATTATTTATTCCTCCATCAAACCTATTTATTTTATACACCTGTTTGGGCATTCGGCGTACTTTCTGCTAAAATAATACTCAATCCTTGTTTATATTGTGCATCTAGCTTAGCGTATTGGTCTTGATACCAACTATATTCGGCATTGTATTTTGCTAAGTCAGTATTATACTTTTGCATATCAGCTGAGTATTTTTCTACTGAACGACTGTAATCGGCTATATATTTTTGAAATTTTTTGTCAAACTCTTCTTTCGACCATCTTTGAACTTCAGTCGCTACTTCTGCTTGGTACTTATTTACATCAGCTTGATACTTAGATAGTTTGTTAGCGTATTCCTGTTGTTCTTCTTGTAATTTTAAAGATGCAGTTTGCGAACTATCCTGTGCAGTTATTTGAGCTTGCTGTATAGCTTTTTGTAGCTCTGCTTGATACTTAGCATTTTCTTCATTGAATTTATTTAAAGAGTTTTGTATATCTGCTTGATACTCTCCTAGCTCTTGATTTAATCTTGCAATTTGTACTTGTGCTAGCTCAGGGTCTTCATTTGTTTCTAAAAATGTTTCTAATTGAGCAATATCAAAAGTTTGACTTTGACTTATGTATGCGGGAGGGGTTGCTGTAAAAGTTACAGTTGTATTAGCTATATCTGGAGTAGTAAAAGATGGGCTTTCAATAGAAGCTGGTGCTGCTGGTAACGACATTGCATTTATTGTTTCTAGAGTAGGAGAAACAAATGTTGGCTCTAAGCCAGTAAAATTATCTTTTACTCTAGCCATTAAATATTGCAGCCCTTTAGCCGCAGCTCCAATTATAACTAAATCTTCATGCTCTTTAGGAAAACTAAAATTTGTAGTATCATCTGCAGTAGCCCCTACCTCTAAAACACTTACATCTACGGAACTAGGAATTGCAACACTTGTAACTTTAAAAGTATTAGGGTTAGCTCCTGGAGCTGGGTATACAAAAACTTTTCCTGACTTTAACAAATAAACAGGATTAGTTACACTTGGATAAAACATACTATCTGCATCTTGCACTTTATCTTCGTAAGCTATAGGAACTTCCATGCAATCAGCAAATACATTATCTGAATTAGCCTCTCTTCTAACTTGCAAAACCCTTGCTTCTTGTAAATCAAATCCATTAGAAGTTTTTTCAGAACTTTCTTCTGATAAACTCCATAATTTATCAATAGGCATCGCATTTATAATTTCTTTTGCAACAGTTCGTACAGAATTGTTTAAAAAAGTATCGTCTCCAACTGAACCAATTAAATCTTCTATTTCTACTTTAAATGTACTCATTATAAAAAGTCCTGTAATGGCAATGGTATTATATCTGGCTTAGCTTCTCTAGTATTTATGGTTGCTGTGTATTCTAATTCCATATCTCTTGCTAATCCTCTGTGGCCAGATGCCATTTGTAACTGACCATCTAATGCTAAAAAATGTCCTAGTGTGTAATGCAATACTGATGGTATTAATTGTTCTGGTAAGTCTATGTGGCTGTCATTGTCTGAATAAGCAGTTGGGCTAGCGTAGTATGATACTACTAATGATTTTCCAGCTTCAGGGTCTTTAGTTAAAAAAAGTTTTTTTGTTATTGTACGTGGGCTTCCTTCTGGGCCACTAACTGTTTCTTTATAAAAATAACCGATATTATCTATTTTGCTTTCGTCTAAATTTTCAATATATCTTTTTTCACTTACGAAAGGAACTATGCTAGTATCTAACTGTACTTTAAATATTCTAGAAGTAACATCGGTGTTTGTAAAAGTATAGCTATTAGTAGCAGATGTTGTAAAAGTTTCTGAGTTTTTCTTTTTGTTAGCACGCAAACCTACTTCTTGCACTTTCGCATTAAAAAATTCTTTTTTTAGTGCTTCTGATGGAGGAAAACCAAGATTAGCTTTTATTAAACCTGCGTCTATAAGTTCGTATGCTGCTTTATATTTCATTTATGTAACCAATAAACATTCTACTGCAATGTTGTTGCTAGCATCAGATGATTGAACCTTAACTGCTGCTGCAGGTGTATGCGGTAAGCATATTGCACCCCCAGAATTTAACTTACAAACAAGTTGACTACCTACAGTAACATTAACTGTTTCAGTAGTCCTTTTTGTACTACCTAATCCTGAATCATAATTATATCCAGTATTTTTTAAAAAAATCATGTCTTTTGCAGCACTACCATTTACAGTAGTAGGGCTTGCTCCTGATACTGTAGCTTCAACAGTTGTTAACGAAACTGTTCCTGCGTGTTCAATGCCACCTGTAGCTGTAGTATTTGCAGTAACACTACCACCTAAAGTTTTTTTAATTGTTGGATGATGTCTGCTATAACTAATTGTTGCGTCTGCAACATCACCGCCTTGGTCATTAGAAGCAGTATTAGTTGTAGTGTATTCGTCGATTACATCACACGATACTGCATATTTGATATGGTCTGCCATTATTTTTCTTTCCGTATCGAGGGGACAATTAAGTCCCCTCGAAAACCGCTTAGTTAAGGTTTAGGCTTATGTAAGCTTCAACACCGCGTGAGTTTGTTCCTGACGAATTTCAGGGCCAAGCTCAACTAGCCACTCGTCTACTTGTCCGTCTGAACCATCTTTGACGATGTCTCGTCTTAGTTGGAATCCAGATTCGGAAAGAACACGAATGTCAAAGTTTGCGTGGTCAATAGCTACAGCAAAGTCTTCGTATGCACCCTTAAGTAAAGGATGTGGTATGAAGTCTACTGAACCAACAGGCCCAATATATTCCATTACACGAAGTCCAGCTTTAGTCTCAGTTCCCATTTGTGCATTTAATTGCGCGCCTGAGTTTGAGGTGTCTCTAACCATTTTAACCATTTTAGTAAGCCATTTGTTAGATGCATAAACAGTTTTATGCATAGAACCATCTACCATGTCGGTAAACATAGCTTCTAAAATTGCATCAAATTGATTTTGAGTACCATTACTGTCAGCAAGCTGGAATGATGCGTTAGCATTTCCATTATTAGTTTGGATAACACCATTGTTGTTACCTACACCAAATCCTTGGAATGCTCTTGTTGGGTTTGATGACGTAGCATCTAGTGATAATGCGCCATTAAACAACATAGCATATTCAACGTTGACTTTGATTTGTGCTAGCTTACGAGCTTGCAGTCTTGCAAGTTCTGGGCCGCCGTACTGTTCAGAAACTCGAGCTGTACGAGTAATTTCGTAAGGCTCACGGAAAATTTGAGTACAGTTTTTCAACCTACGTACTTTTTTCCTTGTTTCTTTACCTACTGCAGCACCTTCAGCAATACCTGATAAGCCTCTGATAGCAAATGTTTCACCATCAGTTAAGCTTCCACCATCAGTACCTGCTTCATAAGCAGCTTTACCACTACTACTACCCGTTCCAGATACTGAACCAACAAATGTGATTGTTGTATCTTGAGCTGCAGTAATTACGTCTGTGCCATCTGCAACAGTATCAAGGGTAAAGGTGCTACCTGATAAAGTACCTCCAACAAATTGAACGTCTTTATCGCCTGGGCTGCCAAGATTTACATCTTTACCAACCGCAATACACATAAAATGAGTATTTGCACCGCTACCACCGCTACCTTGTGCGCTAGAACCTGAGATAGTGTACACACCACCTACTTCAAAAAGTTCCATTAACGCTTGTCTTTGTAAACGGATAATAGATTGATGTCCATTAACGCCTGCGCTAGCAGAGTCAACAACATCAGTATCAGCTACCATATCTGCTGCTAGAATTTTAGTAGAACGTTTGATATAGTATTCATCTTCCATCCATTCGAAAATAGGAACTGGAGTTCCTACCATGTTTGAACGACCAGATACAGTAAGAATTGGAGTAACACTAGGATTATAATAGTGTATTTGCGACCCAAGTTCAAGCACCTGTCGTTGTGAACCATCACTAAACTGGGTACTAGTCCCAGAACCGTATGATTGTGCCATAATTAACTACTCCTGTAGTTTTTCATTTTGAAAATTGCATAATGCTAGACACCCAGTTTTCTTGTTCTTTTTCGAATGTTGTCTTTGGTGCTGGTGCTTTACCATCTATTGCTGCTGCACTAACATTTTTAGACATTTCTTTAATATCCTTATTAGAAGAAGTCGTGGTTTCCGTCTCAACATTATTGCTTTCTTTACTGACCTTTCCATTAAGAATTTGATAAACCTTTACTTTGTTTTCTAATGTAACATTTTCAGGATTCTCTACCCAGCCATAAAAGCTTTGTATTTCATCGTCTGTCATGCCCATAGATTTTAATTGAGTAACCTCAGCTTGTAAAGCAGCGGTTTGCGCGTCTTTTTGACGAACATCGTCAACATACTGCATTGCTTGCGCTGCGCCTTGCTTTATAAGCCATTGGTCATATTCTTGTCTCCACTTTTGTGAAGAAGAATTTTCAATTTGCTCATCTAAAATATCGTAATCATCTGGTTTAGCAGGAGCTTCGTTTACTTTCTTTTGAGATTGCTCAACTTCTTTTTGTAGTGTATCCACAACTTGTGGATTTTCTTTCAAAAATTGGTCTAACTGTCTTAAAGATTTGTATTCGTCTTCCTGAGATTTTAATGTGCTTTCAGCTTTGTCTTTCATGCTTTGCATATTTTTATAAGACTCTGCTAGCTTCATTCTACCATCTTCATCATTACGAAATTTATTTTCAATAAGCCATTCTGTTGGTTTACTATTTTCTTTTGGACTTTCTTCGACTTCGGACTGTTCTTCAGGCTGAGGTGTCTCATTGGTTTCAGCTTCCTTAGATTCCACCTCTTCTGAGCCAATTTCTACTTGTGGAGCGTTAAATTTATTTAACTCATCCATAATATTATTTTGGTTTTCAGAACCTGTTTCTGTCTTCTGTACTTCTGTATCGCTCATTCTATGCTCCTAACGTTATGAGTTACCCATCATGCTGATGGGGCTTCGGTTTCCGAGTTTATAGATTGTTGTGATTGTGCAAAAATACTTAAATCATCGGCTGTTTGCCGTGTTATTTCTTTTTGCTTTTCTTGCTCCGCCTTTGCGGTTGCTTGCAGATTGCTTACAGCCTTCTGAACGGGTTTTGTAGCCTCTGCAATTTCAGCTCGCATTCGGGTATGGAACAATTCTCTTTCCCTAGTCTGGAGGTCACCAGTTAGGTTCTGTAATTGCTGTTTCATTTGTTGATTTTCAGCCATTAACTGAGAAATTTCACCCATACGTTGTATTAGACCTGCTTTATCTACATCTGCTTGCATATTCATAATAACTTGAGTTTTATCATAAATACCAGCATTCATCAAGCCGATGTCTCTAGCTAAATCTGCGCTTGGAGATTTAGCGCGAGTACTTCCCATAACTACGCGTATATCTACATTTGCAGAAGTTACGTCATACATCATTTCTACAGCTTGAGTTAGGTCATTAATACCAGGAGAGTTGATAACAACTTCCTTTTCTATTCCTATAGGATTTAAAATTCTTAATACTCTACCCTTATTGTAAACAAAAGGTATATACATTGAGGCACATCTACCAGCTTCAGTAAGCATATCATAAATTGGGAGTATTTTCCAATTTTGTTTTCTTGCAGCGGCTTCATCTATAATTTGTGCTTCTCCAACAGTACCAACAGCACCTGCTGGATTACCTTGTTGAAATTTATAAGCACCAAATATAGTTTCTATATCTGTTTCGTATCTTTGCTTTTCTGCATACAACTGACCACTAATAGCTGGTGGTGCAAATTCTTTTATTTTACCTTCACGCAATGCTCCAGGATTTGCTCTAATAATAGCATTCGGAACATACCATTTTTCTATTTCTTCATTATCAATAGCACCATCTTCATAAAGCAACTTAAAACTAGCAGTACTTGTAGCATGGCTAATTAACAATGCTTCTACTCTATTTAACATTCTTTGTGGTGTTTTTGCGTGTCGAACATCCCCCGCTGGGTATGGTGTTCCATTATGTTCGTTACAAGCAGGAATTATAGGATAACGAGTTAAAGGCAATACTTCATCATATATTAAAGTATCACCAATAACAAAAGTTTCTCTTATCTGTGTTTCGTGTACTAATTGTTCAGATATTTGTCCATTTTTTAAATATTCTTTGTATCTTGGCTCTTTTTGCGCTTTTTTGTATTCTTCTTTTTCAAATATCTTATAAGTTCCTGTAAGATTGTCTGTAATCATTACTTTAGGAACATTTACTTTTGACCAGCGTACAAATTTACGAACCATTGGCTGTCCGTCTTGTGGTGGCAAATCTGACCTTAAACTTAACTCGTCTCTATTATATTTATCAGTACTTTGATAGTTTGTTTCAGAATCTTCACGAGCTTCGTCTATTTCTTTAGCATACTCAGGAAAATGAACTTTCATTGATTCTTTTGTATGTAAATCAGATAAAATTATGCTGCTAGCATCAGAAAAATGAGAATCTGTTGCATTTGGGTCAACAAATACCGATTCTGGAGCAACTCTTTTGAATCTAACTCCTCCTGCGCCTTGCTCTGATTGCCAATCAGGATAAACGTATATATACCCTATTCCTTTAACAATATAATCTCGACATATATTTCTAAAATGTCTATCTCCACCAGAGTCTGACCAAATTTTATCTAATAACGAATTATATACGTTAGCTAAATCATTATCTGTTTGCCCTGAAGCTACAACATCCCATTCTGGAGATGAGCTAGCAACATTTGCTAATACTTGCTCAACAGAAGGTCTAATTTTATTATTAGCCTCTGGTGGCTGACCAATACTTAACAAATAATCTTTTTGTGTATTAGTGAGTTGCATACCGAGGAAGAATTCCTCGTCTTCTGCTATTTGATAACGATAATCTGACGAATCTGATGAATACAAAATGTATTC